TCACGATGGGAGCCAGAAGCGCCTTTATCGATGGTTTTTTCGCCGGGGCCGCCGCCAGAGCTTTGTACGCCCGTTTGCTTGTAGGTCTGACGAAAACCTAATTCATCTTTTGCCATTATTGTTCCTCAGTGGGTGGTTGTTGTGGTTGTGCTGCTGCTTGCTGCTGTACCAGTTGTTGCTGGTGTTGTTGTGCTGCTTGCTGCAGCGCTTGTTGATGCTGTTGTGCCTGTAACGCGGCCTGCTGCTGTGCCTGAGCTTGAGCCTGAACTTGCTGGGCTTGCTGCTCGAATGCCTGCTGCTGTGTGCGGATACCATGTTGGCGAATGTCTTGCTCGGCAGTTTGGATTGCCTGCATAGCAGACAAATCTTGCTCATGCTCTAACTGCATTTGGGTTGCATCAAACTGGGCACCAGCGGTAATCTGCGCAACGCGTTCTCTTGCGGCATTGTTGATGTTTGCCATCGCAATATTGGTCGCGTTCTTTTGATTGTCGATGCTAGTCTGTGTGCTGTACTTAGCCTGCAACTCAGTAACTTTCTGTTGCAACTGTGCAATCTTGATCTGGTACTCTTGCTGTTGACGTTGTGCGTCGAACTGCATTTGCATCTGAGCTTCTTGCGATTTACGCTGAGTCTCCGCCATCTGTGTCTTGAGCAATACTTGTGCGGTTGGATCGGCAGCTGCGGCAGCTTGCTGTTGAGCTTGCTGGGCTTGTGCTACCTTCTGGGCCAACGCGCCAATTTGTTGTACGTACTGTGACAAGTTTACTTTTGCGTCTTCGTCAACCATGTTTGATGCCAAGGCCAGCGCTTGCTGTGACTCGATATCCAATGGTTTTTCTTGGTGCAGATCTAACACATCGCGGCCGCCTGCAGCTTGTGCCACGTAAGCGCGCATTGATTGCAAGTAGTGCAATGTTAAATGTTGTTTGATATGCTCAAGAGCATGAGGAGCAAAAACAGGGCCAATAACTGGATTGCCGCCATAGGCAGGATTATTCGCATATTCTAAATGTATTTTAATGTGTGCAATGTGATCTTGGTCGGGGTATGCAGCAGCTGGACGACCCATAGTCATGGATACGTTTTCAAGTGCTGGGTTAGATTCGTTCGCACCCTGTGGGTTTGGCAGAATCTGTTCAATGTTAGGCACCTTAAGCTGGTTTAACATGCGGTGATAAATCGAACGCATATCAAACATACCGGGAGGCGCACCAGCAGCCATCTGCATGATAGCTTGGGTCTGTGCTAAACGCTGGGTCTCAGAGAAAATGTTAGGATCTGATACAGGACGAACATCGTCGTTGTACGCAAAGTCACGAACACGGATCTGTTCACCAGACTCGTTGTCCATCTCTTCCAAGTACCAGTGATTGATACGGGAGATAATCTTGAGTGATTTAGCTTGGCTGCGATGCAAACGGCCATGAATGGCTGAGAATACTTTAGCGCCTTGCTCGATCAGAGCCTGCGTTGTACCAACTGGGGTGTTGGCATTAGCATCAGCAATCTTTTCTTCAGATGTGGTAACCACACCTTTTGCTGCGTCAGTCAACCAACCTAACAGATTAAACAATGTCTGTGATGGAGGATTGAATGGCATTGGCATCGCAATCTTGCGAACGTCATCAACGCCGGGCGCGCCTTCAATCTCAATTACTTGAGTGGGTTCAATTCTGTCAGACTGGCCACCAATGCGTCCACCTTTGAGCTTAAGCATCGTCTGACTGTTGTTGATATGAGCAGCATCCATAAGAGCACGTAAAGTGCCAGTAAGAGCAGCAGACAACCCGCCAATAAGATGGGGGAGACCAATAGCATAAGCACCGCGCCAAGGAATGAATTTGAACTCAACATACCAATCCAGCTTTTCGAGTTTCTCATCATTAGCATCCCAGTTACGATACAAAGCAAGCACTTTGCTGCTTGTCTCATCGATTGTCAAAATGTAGGGAGCGCGACGACCATTGGTTAGTGGATCATCCTCTAAGCGAATAAAGCAAGTGATCTCATACACGCGGCGTAAGCCATCGATGTTGACTGAAGGAATGTCTTTTCCTTCGATCTTGTTGTTTGCTTTTTCAGACTGGGTCTGATCGTTTAGTGGTGCATCTGAGGTAGATTGATAAATATTATCAATGTCGCGATAGATACCATCCTCAATACGCTTGAGGAAAATATCTTCAGTAATGTCTTGTTGTTCTGTTACACGCTGAGCGGTGTAAAAGTTAGTAGATGAGAATGGTAGGAAGATGTTATCAATCGGTACCCATTCACACATTGGGCGCTTTTGCTCAATGTCAAAACGCCACTTAAGGAATTGTGATCCACCTAATGGCAACTGAGTTAGCAGCTGCTCCATCTCGTCGCGGTATTCTGGGATTTGCTCTGTGAGCTGCCAATTCAAGAAGTTGGTCTTGCGATCTGCTATTGCTAGTTTTTGTTTATCTGCTTCGCCCTTAATGTTGGCCTTAACAATGCCTTCGGGTGGTAACAGCTCGCGTGCAGACGCAGCAGCAAAGTCAACGCATGACTCTGCCATGACAGGGTGGACGACTTTGGAAGCTCCGTCAAACGTGGCTCCTCCGGGCGCGTCCTTACCTAGACCAGTACGGCGTAAGCCGTCTTCGTATTGTTTATCGCGTTGTTTGCGTGATTCTTTGTCTACGTCAATGTAGTCAAGATACTCAATCGCTAAACTTTGTAGTGTGCCTTCATCAAATACTTCAGCTAAGTTTTCATAAAACTCAGGGTTTTTGAGTGGGCTAGATTTTTCTTGGTAGTTAACAACAACTGAACCATCTTCAAGTTCAATTACTTCTTCTTCGACCTCATCTGGGTCTAAGCCGAGCACATCTTCATAATGCTCCATCTCAGCATCTTGTTCTTCTGCCAAACCTAGATCTTCTTCGCGAGAATCTAAGGCTGGAAGGTTTCCGCCAGATTGAATTGGGATTTGGGGTTGTTGTGCCATTATCTATATTTGTGGATTTATGTTCCTAATTACACTAATGCACAATTAGGGGTAAAAGCGCCCTACAGGGTATAGGGGTTCTCAAAACGTTTGCGGCTGTCATCCGCGTAGGAATAATCACGTGCAGGCAGATAATCGAGCTGGATCCAGCCAGAATCGCGCAAAACGCGCAGGGCTTGGGATAGTGAGTCCACGTAGTCGTCATGGCCGCCTGCTTCTGGGAACGAACAGACTTGGCGTAGGAAACGCTTGGCCCACAGTGCGTATTCGCCTTTTTGGGTTGGCTCCTCGGGGATCCAGACTTTACCCTTAGCCACTAGCGGCGCCACAATATTTAAACGCTGCACTTTGTCAGCACGCCCCGGGTTATATCCACGCACTGGCACACCCGCGCCTTGCAGCTCTTGGATCAAGGAGATACCCGCAGACTTGTCTTCCATGAGGATGAGGTCTGCCTTCTTGCCCTTACCAAAGTCATTGTCCGCGCCATAGACCACTTCCTTAAAGTCGTCGATGACTTTACGGCGCAGCTCTGGGTATGACAGGTGCTCGTCCCATGCGTCAAGCAAGATGACCGCGGTACCTGCATCTTCTTGCTCAAACACGCCCCACACTGTACAAGCCGTCGGGTCGTTCATAGTTTTTTCTGAGGTTGCAGGATCGTAGCTAGCAATTACATACTCAAGGACAGGCGTAGGTTTGCTAGCAGGCCATAATCGGAACTGTTTGCGTTTAATAATACCTGCTTGCTCAGGGTCAAGGATTTCACCATAGATCTCCTGACGACCAATGTCTGTGCCATCGTATGTCTCAAGCTGTTTGAAAAATGTCTCAGACAGGTTTTGTTTGTTATCAAACGATGAGGCGTTAACCACATACACATCGCCGCCTACTTTTCCTTCGTTGAGGTCGACGATGAGTTCTTTGGGTTTGGGGGTTGTGGTAATGATTTGCTGGACCCGTTTGATTCTAGGGTCTTTGAGTCGCAGCGTAAATTGGACGCCGTCATAGGCCTCGTCAAGATAGTCAAAGGCACACAACTCGTCGAACCAAGCTCCGTGGTATTGTTTACCGCGATAACGCTCTGGCTCGGAGGCGGGGATTCCTTGGATGATGGATCCGTTGTTAAGGGTAATCTCGAAGAGGGACTTGTTGTAATCGCGAATAAGTGAGGCGGGGATGATATTGAGTAATCCGCTGTCTCCCTCAAAACAAGTTGCACGTATATCATTGGAGGTTGGGGCAGTGACGAGCCAGCGAGTGTGGTCGTAGGTAGCAGCCCGAATACCAATCCAATGGCTAGCAGTGTGCGTCTTGCCAGATCCCCGTCCAGCAAGCATAAGAAACGTATCATATTCGCCATCTTCTGGTTCCTTTTGATGTGGCAATGCCTGCATGGCCCATTTGACCTGCCAGCCTAGTAGATCGCGCATTGGCTGTGGCCAGTGCTTGCGCTCTTCTAAAAATTTGGTTATTAGTTTTTCTTTTTGCGGTTCTAGTGGCATGCGATAAATCCTTCTCCTACGAGATAGCTTCCATCTTTGCCATCGGTCTCCACATGGTAACACATCTGTGGCGCAATCTTTTCCACGCGCTTGATGTAGCGCCGTGCGTGGTGCACCTTGACTGGCGCAGGCTCCTGATCGTCAACGAGCTTGATCCGCGACTTAAACAAAATCGTGTACGTACCCGTTTTGTCATTTTGCACTGGGCGCGTGCGGTGCGCCAAAGACTCGATCAGCCAGCCATATTGTCCGAGCACCTCACGGCTTTTGGTCGAGATTTGAAATATGTCTTCGCGTTTGTTGTAGCGCCGCGATTTACCATGAAGTAAACCAGACAGCAACTCCGTGCGCTGCTCCACATCACCCATCAGGTAGTTTGTTGGGATGCTAGTTGGCAGTGGCTTGGGTAGCTGCGCGTCAATCGATGGGCTAATCGTAAAGCTACGCTGGCCATTAGCCATCAATCCGCCAATGGTAATCTGGTAGCCATAATCTTTTAATCGCGCGGCGACGGCGTCGTGCCTGCCAGCCACCGTATGAAAGCGCCCCATTTTGGTGCGATTAGCAAACCAGAACCCAAACACAAACGGAGGTACGGGCAGGTTAGGCTGCGTTGGTAACTTGATGGGTTGCGCGGTGGGAATGGAGAAAGACTGGCGGCCACGCTTGTCTTTGAGCGGGCTTTCTAGTAGCGTGCTAACGTCTAGGGGTTTGAGTGGGCGGCGGAATTTAAAGTAGCCCTGATACTCATCTAGACGTTTGCGATACTTCTTGTCTTCAAGATGGAAGGTCAGGTTCTTGTCACCATTGATGCACAGATGGTCGTCTAAAGTGACCTCATAGCAATCTTGCGCAAAGTATGGATGGATTAGTTTGATTTTGACTGGGTTGCCCAATCGGTCAAATACGTAATCGCCTACAGCTAATTTGCTAGCTGGTTTCCAGTAGTCAAGGGTTAATACTTTTTGGTTTTGTGTTATTGCCATAAAATTCTTTTAAGACCCAATGGTCTAGCCATCGCCCTAACGGCGCGCGTATTTTGTTCTGTATGTCATAAGGTAAACGCTGGATGTCAATCGGCAGCGTGGTTATTTTCAAACGGAACTCCAAGTATCTTACGGTATCGTAGTCCAGAATTTCAGCTGGTACATCCACGACGTCGAAGTTGTGCAAGTTGCATACCAATACCTGCAGGCCCTTGAATTGGCCAGCTGCATTTTCCAACGCACCTTTGATTTGGTATACGTATTTGCTCATATAACAACTAATGCAAACAATCGCGATTTTGTGCCCCATTTGTCGGGTTTGCTGGGTTTGCTGGGTCTAATCCAGTTTAGGCTCCACTTACGTTTTTAATTTTAAAAAATTTTAAAAAATAATAGAGATAGACCCAGCAAAGTCGACAAAGCCGACAAATCGGGGTGTTAAGTCATTGATTCTTCGTAGGCAAATGAGAATGATTCTCAACAAATTTCCAAACAAGTTGACAAATGCGTATTAGGGTTTACCCTATGTTTGTTGTATTTTTGCAAAAAAAAATTTAGAAATCGGGTTTTTGCACAAAATCGGTGCGTTATACAAACTTGAGGTTTGTGGGGCCCCCGCCCCGCTCGCCGCCGAGGGACCCGAAAAGGGTGGACGGACTCAAAGAAAGGGCCCCCTAGAAGGAGGGCCACCATTCCGCCAGCTCGGCCAGCCCGCCAGCTCGGACCGCACGCTAGATGAGAATGATTATCAATTAGGTCAACGCGCCACAATACCCACATCGCTAGTGTGGTTACTAAGGTCGCGCCCGCAGTGTGGTATACTAGAGGGTTGGGCCCCGCCATAATGACCACACTGCTAGCATGGGTATATGGGCGCCTTGACAAGCAGGCACATCGGGTGTATGGGCGCGGGCTCACACTGCGCACCTAGGCCAGCGGGCCCACACTGCGCGCACTGATGCGCACGCGAGGTGACGGGGTGGGTGGACGCCCTAATACCCCAGCACACCCAAACCCACGCTCCCCCACTATCTCCCACCTTGCCCCACAAGCACAATCCCCAGCAAGGCACCTAAAACGCTCTATACGCCACGATCGCAGTGTGGTGAGGCTAACCCCTTACCGCGCTGAGATCTCTAGTAATCCACTAACCACGCGGGTTAGCGGGTCGTCCGAGCTCATCCGATGAGCCACAACCCCAGCCAAATAGTTTGTCATTTTAGAGGGTAGTTTTTTTGTCGAAAGTTCTGTACATTTTGCATAGGCTGGGCGACACTAGCATTGTTGTCTTGATCGCAGTACAGAGTTTGCGGGATGCAAACGATACGCAGATTGGCAACACGGCTTGGCGCCACCGACACGGCGCCCTTGGTGACTAAGTACCAGCCAAGTAAAACGTGTGGCGATCCCTAGATATGCTGAGGCAAAGACTAGGAGTTAGATAAGGGGAAGTGCCCGAGACTAACGCAGATAGTAATGCTCAGAGCGCATTGGTTATGAGACAGTGCGCTCGAGGCAGTACCTATCAACCA